TCCAACACCGGAACGAGAACCACGCAACCTTCTCATCATCCGAATACTCAAGACCGTCATGGTCGATCTCAGCCTCGCAGACATCCCACTTCGTACCCCAGTTCTCAACACGCCACTCGTACCAATCAGGCATCATCTGATCAGAACGCCTTTCCTCGTTGGCCCACACCTCAAACGGCATAGGCGCAATCGTGCTGCAAAACTCTGGCTCCGACTTCGACAGCGCAGCATGCAAGTGCTGGATCAAATGGGTCGGGCCGTGAAGGTACACACTCTGATAGCAATGATTAGGCATCTGATTTCTCCTTTTTCATGCGTTCTTCGCACCATCGACAGTAGTTCTCACTTTCATCCCAACGCAGAACACACTCACAACCAACACAATGTTCGTGTGTTTCTTCTGCTTCAGTGCAATGATTAGGCATTGGATGTCTCCATATAACTTTCGATTAAACCTTGCGCGACTTGCGCTGTGATCGCGTTCCCATAGGCGCGCAATCGTCCCACTCTTGAGGGAGACCCATCAACCAACGGGAATGTGCCGGATTCAACTGGCCTCCACTTGGCATCGCGGCATCCGAGCCAGTCAACATCTGACCAGAAGCCGTTAGTCGGTGCGCGTCCACCAACCGCGCCGCGTCCGCTGGGTTCAAACCCGCGTTCATCCCGCGCTTGATCTTCGCGTCCGGCTCCTCGCCCCGCCCGTTGTTCGTCGAACTGGGTGTCGGCCACCCCGACAACTGTGCCGCCACATCCAACGTGTCTGTGCTGATCTTGCCGTTCCTGATCCGACCGCCCTGATACCCGCCCTTGTGATCCCGTGTCGCCGGAGTCGGCCACGAACCATAGACGTTGCCGGATGTGCGGAGCACCGAACCCCGCAGAGCACATATCGAAAGCCCCGAAGGCGTAGTCCTCTCCTTCCATGTCAGCTTGTACAAGGTCGAGCCAACCGAGGCCGTCTTTGCTTGCAACCTGCTCACCAAAGACTGTTGAAGGGCGACACTCCGAGATGAGGTGGTGCCAGTGAGGCCAGAGGTGCCGCTCGTCAAGCACCCCCTTTCTTGTGCCGCTCTGGCTGAAAGGTTGGCAGGGACATGAGCCCGTCCACACAGGCCGCTCGTCTTCCCATCCCGCGGACCGGAGCGCGTGGCTCCAGATTCCAATCCCCGCGAAGAAGTGACACTGAGTAAATTCTTGAAGTTCATTTGGTTGGACATCGCTGATGCTCCTCTCGTCAACCACACCATCCGCGATGTGGCCTGATTTAATTAAATTGCGCAGCCAATCGGCAGCATATGGATCAATCTCGTTATAGTAAGCAGACATCAGGTCGCCTTCCAGATTGCCAACGCATCGTCAAAAGGCATGTCGTTCAAGATGGTAACCTTGTGAGCACGGGAAGGCCGCGTCTTGTGAGCAAACACACCAACCTTGTCAGCAAACTGAAACAGAAATTCCTTCTTCAACTTGCTCTTCAACTCACGAGCACTGAGCCAATCGTTGACCGCATCACAGCACCAAGCCTCCAAGGTCTGAGGCAAACTGTCATGGATCATAACACCATCCGCACCCTCATAGCTGAAAGGTGAAGGGGGTAACCCGTCAAAGTATTCGTGGACCTTGCGCATCGTGTCACGGTACTCACCCTTAAACTTAGGGTGGGAATAGTCACGGTCCGCGCTCCCACGTCCATCGTTGCTGACAATAGCAACAGGCTTGCCGTCCACATATAATGAGGCTTGGTAACAATGGGTCTCTTCAGATGCCCACGATGTGTGCTTGATGTTTTTCAGTTCTAGCTTCATGATCCTTGCTCCTTTAACCCACGCAGATACCCATGCTCAAACGGGCTGTCGGCAGGGTCATTGTCAAAAGATGCAATCGCTTCCGATAAATCAAAGTCAGCGTCCAGAAGGTCTTGCTTCGCATGAACGCGGCCCTTCTCGTAATCTTTGTAATTCGTCAAATCTAGTTTCATGGGTCTTTCCTTTCGTAATGTTGAATGGTTGTAGACTAACAACACAGATCGAGGCTGTCAAATAAAAAGATCAAGAGGGGCTGTTTACGCTGTATACAGATTTTCGCTAGATATTTTAGAAAAAGCCCAAAGGTAAAAAGTTTTCGTGTAAATCTTGTAAACAGCGTAAACAAACACACTATAGTTGAGCCGACTGTTTACACCTGTTTACAATAAGGCCTTATTGTTTACGTTTCAGCCCTTGGAATTTCTCAAGCAGACCATGGCTTTGGTGTCGCTGGTCTACAAGTCGGAGGGCAAACCGTGTAAACAGCGTAAACATTTGTAAACAGCAGGGGCCCCCTTGAACTGGTCGATCCTGTTGTTGTATTGTTGTTGAAAACATGGAGAGTATTCATGCCGTCGATTAAGAAGAAGATCGAAGAAGAACACGGGCGAAAGCTCACAAATAGACAGATGACTTTTGCACAGAAGATTGTGGAGGGCATCTATTCCAATGCTGAGTGCGCCCGCAAGGCTGGGTACTCGCACGATGTGGCCCCGAAACAGGCGTCGATTTTGTTAAACGGGCGGGACTACCCGCATGTCTTGGAATACATCACCGAGCTACGACAGGAACGAGAGCGCCGATATGGTGTGTCTACCATAGGTCAGCTTGAGAGGTTGCATCAACTGAGCGCGGGAGCGGAAGAGGCGGGCCAGTTTTCGGCTGCTATCAACGCGGAGAAGATACGCTCTGCCCTTGGTGGTTTGACCATCGACAGGCGGGAAACAATCAACACCATAGATCAGCTTTCACGGGATGAGATCACCACGCGACTTGCTGCACTACAGAAGCAGTACCCCCAAGCCTTCCAGATCGAAGGGACATACAAGGATGTGACCAATGAGCAAGGGACCGGAGGCGAATTTCTGGACGCAATTGAGGCAGAACCTGCCGAAGAAGTGCTTCGCCACGAGGATTGAAAACAAGCACGGCGGCGGTGTTCCTGATGTGCATATGGTTTGGGATGGGTTGTCGTTTTGGTGTGAGTTAAAGGTAAGCAAGGGAAACGCAGCAAACATCTCGCCTCATCAGATTGCGTGGAATGCTGCATATTGGGCGAGAGGCGGGGCAAATTTCTTCTTAGTAAAGAGGGCCTCGCAACGCGATATACTTTTATTTGACGGTGATCAGGGGGCTTTGTTGGCTAGTGGCGGCATCTCTGCGGCCCAAGGTGCGAGGTTCGCGGACCCTGCGTCTTTGTTCTGCGCCCTGCGGCCCCGCTTGGAGGCTATATACTCTGCGGCCCTGCGGCCCTGCGACCCTGCGCCTTGATTCTATTTTGTTTTGTTGTCCAGGTCAAAAGAAAAAGGGGCCGTGACCCCTTCCCTTAACTGTGCCCCTTTAAAAGTTTGTGGATTAACTTCCCTTCTTTCTTGCTTATGGGTTTGGCCGATGACTTGATGGCTTTCTCTACGGATTCTTTTTTGTAAGTGCTCATATCTAGTGCTCCACGATTGCGATTGATTTGCCTTTGCTCGATCCCTTGCAAAGTTTACAGGCTGTGCATTGTACGCGCCGCCCTGCTTCTTTTGATGCTGGACATAGGGCCTCGTTCGCCTTGTCCAAGTCGCCAAGGTCCGCGATCACGCGGAAGGTCCGGCGTCCGGCGGTCCAATGCGCGACCGCCTGCGTGTGATTGTCCGCGCTTTGCATCGCGATATCCGGACGCCACCCGCTTTGATGTGAGTATGCTGTGTAAGTTTCCGCCTCTGAAAGCAAGGCTTCCCAAACGTGGGCGGGAACTGCTGCGGGGTCACCGTATGTGCCGACGCGAACGAAACGCCCGCGGCCAATGGTGGCCGGATCCGCGGGTTGATACACGCCGCGCAAGAATGATTTGTAAACTATCAAGACGCCTTGGCCTAAGTTGACATAACAGCGCCGCCCCTTGGCTTGCTTGCGGGCGGGGTCTGTTGTTACTTCGCCGCGCATGGTGCAATCACCGCAGATTGAAAAGTCTGCGCCTGTTTTGCTGGCCTCAAGCGGGTTGATATCGGAGCGCAAGATATAGGTCTGCACGACCGCCCCTGTCTTTGTGTTACGATTTGAGAACGTCGCAATAACGACGATTGGCTTGCCATCCAATAGGCTTGGCCCGTTGTAGATGATTCCAGATTTCATGGATTGATTTCCTTTATGTAATGGTTAACGAGTAAAGAATAGCAGAGCAACAACCATTCAACAAGTAAAAGATATATAATCTCTGCGGCTCTGCGGCCCTGCGGCCCTGCGGCCCCGCTTCTTTCTTTTATGTATCGCCAGGGCGGGGCGTGGTGCCGGATCCCTGGCGCGTGGCGCTGGCCTCGAGCGCAGCGGGCAAAAGTAAAGGGCCCCGAAGGGCCCTCGCTTTATGCGTATGCTTTGAGGCTGTCCCGAATTTGTCGGATGCCTTCGGATTTGGTAGCCTTGAGGCTTTTAAGCAGGTCTTTTACCTGCCACCCGTTGTCTCCTTCGACGGCCTCAAGTTTCGTGATCATTGTGTCGATCTCGTGTATCCCCAGATCAACGGTTATCGTGATTTGGCTTACGTTAGTGTATGATGATTTCATTGTTCTGTTTTCCTTTCTAATGATTAAGAACACCTTATCAATACCAGCTATTCAACAACCAGTCAACAACTATTCTTCAAACAATCTCTGCGGCCCTGCCGCCCTGCGGCTTGACAAAAAACCCTGCGGGCTTGCACCCGCAGGGTTCTCAGAAAGGAAGCCCGTAACCCTGGGCCAGGGAACTGGTGAGTAGACCAGGCGGCGAAGCCGTTATATAGCGCAGCGCCTGGTCGGTGGTTCAGCTAGAATTGACCGAACTCTAGGCCTTCGGCGATGACCTTTCCCTCGTTTGTGATCTTGCCCTTGGGCATGTCCACAATGTAATGCCCGTTGTCGAACTCTTCTTTGTAGTCTGTCACGCCCAGAGACAGCCCACCTTTGGTGTCGATCTCTAAGTGACAGGTGCCGATCAGACGGGCCATTGCATACTGGCAGTCTCTTGCTCGCATCACGGGCGCAGCTTTAACCACCACCTCGATCACTTGCTCGGGCGCTCCGTTCCAATGAACATATGCGTAGCATGGTGCGCTATCTGTTTCGTCTTTCACTTCGATTGTCGCTCTATTTCCCATTGTGTAATCCTTCCTAGTTAAAAGCTGCCAAGCGCAGCGGATGCCGCCCCGCATGGGGGCGGACACCGCTATGCTTATACGCTGTACTCGTCGCGCCACTCTGGATCAGCATCGACTAGCTTGGCGTCCATGTTCATGATCTCTTGGGCGTAGGTATCACCCATCTCATACGCCCCTTCGTGCATCATGGGCGATGTCGCAGCGACAAACCATCGAGCATATGGGTCGGTCGCTTCGGCGCTTGAGTGCTTATAAGTTTTGAGAACTTTCCAGACCCAGCCATTGTGGTTGGCGTATGTTGCATATGGCGTATCCGCTGGGCGGGTTTTTCCGAATGATGTTCTTGGCATTGTATAATCCTTTCTAGATTAAGAGTAGGTTGATTGTAGCCCAGCAACAACTGGGCTACAAGTCTTTTATGCGAGTTTGTCAAACTCTTCGATCAGCTGGTCGTACATCTTGCCAGCCTCTTCGGTGCGATCGCAGTTCAGCATCATGATCATGAACTCGAGCTTGAACTTGAGGCGGTTGCCTGTGGTTTGTTCCTTCGCAGCTTCTACTGCCTCTTCATTGTACGCTGGTTGCATTGTCTTTCCTTTCTGGTTGAGTGCTACAGGATCGCAGCGGATGCCGCCCCACGCGGGGGCGGTCACCGCTATGATCCTATGCGATTGTGAAACGTGGGGTGGGTTTTTTCCAGAACGCTTTATGATCTGGATGATTGGGATCAGCAGAGCGATCACACAACCTTTGAAACGATTGCTCGCGATGCTCGCGCCACCACTTCATATCTGGCGCTTTGTTAGATAGTTCGCCGTTCATTGTATATTTCCAAACTGCGTAACCATTAATGACCGCCTCTTGCTTTGCCGCGTCAAGCTCTTTCTTGAGGGTTTTGATCTGGGCGTCGAGCTCGGCAATCCGTCCTAGTGTTTCGTGCTTAGTCATGGTCTTTCCTTTCTGATTAAGATGGTCGCTTTGTGCTTCCATAACTAAAGTTATGGGGCTTGTGATGTTGAATGTCAACAATCAAACAACATTTAATTTGCCCCAAATGCAATTAATTTACGCCGCACCGCAGCACGTTCGCCGCACCGCGGCGGCTCGCCCCGCGCTTCCCGCGCCCCGCGCGGGGGTAACTGGCGCGGATCTCCGCGCACCTTGTGCCCCCGTCGAGGGGGCACCCCCCTATATAGAGGGTGCGTAGCACACAATCTGTCCTATAATATTGGTATTCTAGATTCATTCGGGGGTAATTCCGTTGGGCAACAACCAGACAACAAGTAGGTTCCCTAGCCTTAGAAATTATGCGCACTTTATTTTCATTTGGGTTTGTAGTACCGTGGCCCCAGGACCTTGGACCATGGAGCTTAGTGCTATGTCAGAGAACAACAACTACCGTCGGATAGCTACGCAGATGGCGGAGCGTTATGGTGTTGATCCGGAGGTTTACAATCGTTTGATTGCGAAGGAGAGCGGCTGGGATCCGAGTGCGAAGGGTGCTGCAGGAGAGATTGGTTTATCTCAGATTATGTTAGAGACGGGTATAAAGCCTGGTATGGGTGTTACGCCTATTCAGGACCGTTCTGATCCTGTTGATAACTTGCGATTTGGTGCTGAGTATCTTGGTGCTTTGATTGAGGAGTTTGGCGGGGATTATACGAAGGCTTTGCAGGCTTATAACGGTGGATTAGGGAATGTTCAGAAGGGGAAGGTTTCGTCTTCTGCTCAGAATTATGCTTCGTCTTTGTTGGGCGGCAAGGATGTTAAGGGTGCTCCGATGCGTCCTGAGCCTCGGCCCTCGGGCATTGTTCCGCAGGCGGAGGACAAGGCCAATGCGAATGCGATTGAGAAGGCATTGCGTGATTTATTTGCGGAGGCGAGTGCTCCGAAGGCTCCTGCTGGTCGTCCACCTAGTGGTCGGTATGGGTCGAGCAGTCGTATGAGTCCGTTAAGTGGGACGGGGATTCCTGGTTTAGGTAATATCAAGCGGTACTCTACTCCTGGTGGGATTGAGAGTTTGTATAGAGGAAGTAAGTAATGGGTTGGTTATCTGATTTATTTAGTGGCAGCAGTAGTTCTAGCAGCACTAGTTCTAGCAGTAGTAGCAGCAGCCAGACCAACCAAGACAAGATCAACGAGATCTATGCTTCAAGTGACAACCCTTGGGAGACCAATGGCGCTGAGTTGAATGCGTTGTTAGATGCGGGTCGGAC